ATAGTTTAGGAGTAACTAGATGAGGATGTATATCCCACCCCAGCACTCGTATCACCAGAGGCAATGGTGTCTGTTGCACCAGTTACCTTTATCAATGATGTGTTGATGTCTAGAAGATTACTTCTATATGCAACACTATCAAATGAATTCGGAATCACTGTAAAGTGAATTGTGTCATCTGTATTAATTGTTGAAAGTACATTAATACCATTAATTGTTATTTTACCATTTGAATAGTCTACTGTTCCTGCTTGACTGTCTGCGTAGACTCTTGTCGAACCACTTAAAGAATATCGTCTTAGATTTCCTTCTCCATCATCATCAAAATAGAAAGTATCTGTAAATCCAGATACTAAGAATCCAGTGGTTTCTATAATACCACCACCAAGTTTGTTGTGTCCACTGTGAGGATTATAAAATTTATTTCCTTCTCCAAACTCCACTTCATAACCTTTGGATTGTCCAAAAGTAGGAGTCACAGTTTTTCTAAGTTTGACAGTTGTAATATTCGAAAGAATCGAAGATTCTGCACTGTCTATGTCTTTCGCTAGAACTGAGTGCCTAAAGATACTATCAAACCCACTTAGGTAAGTACTGTCATGTGTAATGATTGCAGCTCTTACAAGTGTTTCTAGTTCAGAGACAGTTTTAGTTGTTGCTCTAGGATTGAACTTAAATGTAGTTGTCACTAGGATATCTATAATATCTGCATCAATTATTTCTGGTCTGACTGTTAACATATTTAGTCTTCTCATCTTGTCTCTTAATAAAGTTTTTTCAGATGAGGTTAATTTATTTACATTTTGTGAAGGTTTAATTGCAATGAATATTTTTCCATATTGTGGTGGATTATTATCTTCACCACCCCAGACTGATATAGAATCTGCGCCAGGATATAATGTTTGTAATTTTGATTTGTAGTCATCTACTGTGACTAATCTGTTTTGTGAGGTGTAAAACTTAGAAGCTGCAAATCTAATTGATTCAATACTTTCTTTTGCTTTACCACCAGATGATGCAGTTTTAGTAATTAAAGTTACATCTGAATTACCACCAATTGCATCAGTCATAGTAAACTGACTTGCACCTTCTGTATGTTGGTCATCTGTTACCAAGTATGATATTGTTATTGTGTCTCCATCTAAAGGTTCTGCACTAATAACACCATCACCAAAGTATATTTCAAATTGTCCTTGGTCATTTTCTTGAACATACCATACTTTAGTATCTTTATCTACACCACTAATATCTTCTGACTTTGACCATGCAGATGAACCACCACCTGTTGATTGTACTGTAACTGTAACTGTTGAGGTATCTACAAGTTCTTCTGTTAATGGAAATCTTTGATTCTGAATCTGTCCATTGTATGCAAAGATATCTGAATTCATTTTACCTTGATAAATTTCAAGGTCTTCAAATTTAAAGACACCATTTAATGGAGAAATTGTTTGTGAAGCAAGAGAAACATATGGATATGTAAATCCATCATACACTGTTTTAAATTTATGTCCTCTATTAATTGTTAAAGATGTAGGAGTCTCACCACCAATCAAAGGATTGTTTACTTGTAAATCTATTGTTGCCATAGAGGCAGTTGCACTAGTTGGAGTATATCCAATTTCTTTTGCACGAGAAACTACATTCTTTCTTATTTGTGCAGTATCCAAGAACAACTCAGATGCAACCATGTTTGCATTGAAAGCTGATACATGTGAACTGTATGCAAGAAGGTCAATTAATATATTAATATTACTACCTTCCATGTTGTAGTCTTTAAGAGTAGATTGACCCTTAAGATATTCTTTTAAATTAGCTGCAATATCATCGAAATCTAAATCGGTAATATTGACTTGTGAACTTTTTACTGTTGCCATTTTATCTTACTCTCTGTAGTATTACTTCTAATTCTTGTGGTTCTGTTACTCCAATGATTCCATAGTGTAAGTTAACATACATTCGATTTCCTCTATCTTGATTCAAATATATTTGGTCAATTTTAACTCTAGGTTCGTAATCTTGGATTGCCTCGGTAATTTGTTTTCTTATTTCAAATTTAGTAATGTCATCTGCAAGTTCAAATAAAAGAGCTCTTAAGTTTGCACCAAAGTTTGGTTTAAATGGTCTCTCATAATTATTAGTCAACATGATATTTCTAATTGACCTTTTAACTGCATCATTATCTTTTTTAAGAACTAAATCACCAGACGATGGATGGGGTTGTAGATTTAAATCAATATCTGTATACCATCTTCGTGCAGTAATTTTGTTTTGGTTCTGTAAATAATTATTACTCATAATAGTATTTATGCACCTTCAACGACTAGTTCTACAACATCTATTTGTTTTGGGAAACCAAGTAATGATAAGAATGTACATAGAGTAAATGGTATTGGTATCTCTGGTGGTATAAAGAACTTAATAAGTTCTGTAAGTTTTGCAAGACAGGCTTCAAACAATATTTGAGGTAGGTCTTTTATAAAAGTTTTAAATCTTTCAAATAATTTTTGTTCATCCCATCTAGGAAAATCTATTTTCTTATGTTCTCCTGTTTTACCTAAATCAATTAAATCACCTAGGGTTTCTGGTAAGACATCTTCCAGTCCTAACATCTCTGCTGGTATTTCTGATACAAAAGGTATTTCTGTTTGTAGTAATAATTCTTTTAATTCTATTCCTTCTTTCTCTGCTTGTTCTCTTAACTTCTTAAATAATGCATCTGCATCAAATTCATATCCACCTTTAGGAAAGGATGCAATTAATTCTAAGAAGAAACCTATAGGGTCTGGTAAAGTTTCTATAAGAGTTTTTAATGGTTCTTTATCTAATAGTTTTCCTATTGCACTAAATCCACCAGTCATGAAGATTTTTTTTAATTCTTCAATCATTTCTTTCCATGCTTTTGCAAGTTTAATTTTTGGAATATCTATACCAAACTCACCATTCCAATTCTCTGCACTAAAGTCATCCATGAGTTCTTCAATGACATCTAGACCCAAACTCTTTTCTAGTTCGTCAAGTAATTCTAATTTATAACTAGGGTCTTCAAATAATTTTTTACAATCTACTTCTATACCAAATGGTGGAACAACAACTGTTAATGGAACTGCAAGAAACTCTGCAATCTTTACTATAGGATATAATTTAAATTCCTCAACGATTGCTTGTATCTTACCTTCCCATTCTAGTTCAGGCCAATCTAAATCATCTGGCCAAGTATGAGATAATGGAAATGCACCTAATATTTCTTCGATGGGTTTAATATATTCCCATCCATAAGTGTTTCCAATAAATATTATTATTTCTTCGAGGTCATCTGCACTCGGAATTAAAACCTCTGGACAAGGGATTGGTTCTGGAGTAGTATTATTTTCTGTGGTTTCGGACATTATATTTAATCAAACTTAGTACCATTAATAGATACTTTACCTTTTATTTTTACTGCACCTTTAGCTGTAATATTCATATCTCTATCACATGTAATAAATACATTACCACCATCTTCGGTATTTCCTTTTTTAGTAATTAAATTATAATCACCATTTGCAAGTTCTATATCTGCACTACCAGATATTAATATTTTTTTATCCTTCATTATTATTTCATAGGAATCATTAGAGACTTTCATGGTTTGAGTCCCATCTGCAAGTACTTCTAAACGAGTACCAGACCTATGATACATATGTAATCTTTCTGAGCCAGGGGTATCATCCATTTCTAATACATGACCAGATTCGGATTCGATTATATGTGCAAAAGGATAAGTAGGATTCACCACATTCTTTGCACGAGTCGGTTCTTTAACTGTACCACCTTTGGTTCTTTCAATTAAAGTATTCGGATAAACATTTGGTGACCCTTGCATACTTCTATGCACATCGGATAAACTGAGTTTAGTATATTCTTCTCTAGGGAAATTTTCTTCTAATTTACTTTCTTTACCTTCATCAATAATAGTTCCTTCACCACCTAATTTAAATTCTAATTTATTCGGTCTAACTGGGGATTGGTCTAGAGTTAATCCAAAATTAAAGTTTCTTCCAGTAGCACTATTTTTCTGACCATCAACAGAACTTATAAATTCACTTTTATCTTTATAACGAGAGTCATTAAATCCCTTATCGGGCCCTCGGTCTACTTGTTTATTAGAGTCACCACCATCGATTTTATATTTATCAGTCGGTCTGCCAAATAAACTACCAATAACTACAAAGTCTTGCATCTCATCTTCGTCTCGGAAGAATCCCATAACAGTAGAACCATCTACCAGTCCATGAGGAGAAAGACCAAGACCAGAAAGACTCGGAGAAGTAGTCGGCATAAGGACATCACTCCAAGGTAAATCACCTGTAGAGATTAATTTTTTATCATCGGTATGAAGACCATAGAGACGAACACGAACACGACCCAAAGATAGTGGGTCAAATCGGTCTTCGACTACTCCTGTATAAAAATTATTCTTTAATCCTGCGAATGTCGGCATCTCTTATTCCTTTGTTATATCCATCCTTCCATATAAAGTACACCATAGGTATTAATACTACCATATGAAAGAATATTACTGTATTACTCATGTCAATCCCAATAGTTCCCTATAAAGTCGGTCTTTAGGGTCGATTATTTTTATTTTCGGTGTATGTCTGAGAGGTAAGGTCTCATTATTCTCATCATACTGTACATAAGAACAAATAATCAGTTCGTCTCCTATATCGGTTAAATGGGCACCAGCACCATTGACTGATACCTCATTTGAACCTCTCGGTAATGGTAGGACATATGTAGTATGTCGGTTACCATTGGTTTTATTATATACATCTACCTGTTCATGGACTAGGAGTCCCACCTCATCCATCCAGTCTTCATCAATTAATATACTACCTTCGTAGTCTAAGTCTACATCGGTGCAGATACAACCATGTATTTTTGCACCTAATAAAGTTCTAATCATAATTTATATCCAACACACTGGGTAAACACACCAATAGGGATTAAATATCCCCATCATCCATAATATTAGGAGTCCCAGTGGTATTTTAACCCATAATTTATCTTTAGACCACTCTCTAAACCTTAGAGCATGTGGTACTAGTTTATTATATATCCAATTAGTCATAATATCTTAAAACATCCATACTATAATAGATGTAAAGATTACACCTTTCATAAAACAAAACCATGATAAGGTATATTCATCCATACCAGTAATGTCCATCAAATCGATTAACATTCTTCTATGTGAGTCTATTATATTCTTAATCATATTATTTCCTCTTATTGTTATTTATAGGAGTCCCAGAAGAATATCTAGGAGTCCCATCATTATAAAATAGCTTTTCCTAGGAAAAACTGCCCAAGACTTTATAGGGGGTAGCAATGCCCGCCCAAAACAAGTCTAGGAGTCCCAAAACACTGTCCTTTAGTATTGTGGAGAGCCTTTGTGGTCAACAAAGGTATCTGGACTCACTTGCCATCCATCTGTTGTACATGTGAGTTGTGTTTCCAAGCCATCCTCAGTTCCTATCCAAGTAATACCTTCTACTAGCATCTTACCATTCTGTGTAAGTTCGTCTCTGACATCTGCTGTACTGGTAGGTTGTTTTAAATCTATATTAATAGTCATACCACATGAGATGTTAGTTCTCCCAGATATCTGGATATTCATTCTATTGGACTCTAATAACTTCTCTGCCCTCTCTCTATTGAACTTATTCTTCTCTGTTGCATAGGATACACTGTGACCACTCTCATGTATCCCTTGACTAAAGGAGAAGGGGTTGTTATAATTGAACGATATAGCGGCTCCTGTGGCTTCTGTGATAGGGTCTCCCTCTATATCTGCATCTAAGGGCGGCATTTCCTGTCCTGCTAAGCCCCCATCTGGTGGAATCTTAATATTTTCTGCATTAAATCTAAAAGAAGGGGATACTGAGAAGTGTTTCTTATCATTTTTATAGAAAGTAGAGCCCTTTTTTATCTCTATAGGGAATTGTTGGTCAAATTGACTCGGAATATCCATCAAAAGTTTATTCTTAGGGTCAAATACCTGTATATTACCACTATACATACCACTTAAATGACTGTGGAGTACATTATAAGTGTCACTCTTGTTGTAGGAGAGCATGTCATTACCTCTACCCTCTTTGAAATCGTAATTAAAGTCGTCATCTCCATCACCCATACGAGGAGAGAAGGTAACTTTGCCACTCATATACTCTATACTTCTCATAGAATCTACATTGTGGAACTTGAATCCATCCATAGCAGTCTGATAGAAGTAGTAAGAGTCTCCCCACTCCTCTGTATCGTCTGAGGTATTGTCTCTCAACCATCTCAGAGTCTTAAACACTGACCAGTTTGGGATAATCATTCCATTCACCTCTCCCACACCAGACTCGAATAGAGAGAAGAAGTTACCGAGTGCCTGCCCCCCCTTCACACGCGGTTTCGAACTATTTCCTTGACCTGTTTTCTTTTTCGGTTTTTCTTGGAATTTTAATTTATCAAAACATATTTTATTTAATATATCCCCAGTCTTTCCTCTATATGCCTGAGATATTCTCTGAGTTCGTGCAAGATATAATAAAGGACTACAAAATTCCACTCTATATATCTGGAGTGCTGGATTTTCTATACTTCTGATATGATTAGAGACATTAAATATACGAAATACTTGGTCTATTCTCTGGTCATGTGGTACAATAGTCTCAAACCCTCTTATACCACCGATATGTATTCGAATATATTCCTGTCCTGTGAATCCAATCTTATTAAATATATTCATTGAATCTGCAAAGGTCATACTACCTGTAAGAAACATCTGATATATACTCTCAGTAATCTGAAAGGATTGCATTAAATTACTCACTTCATATGAGTTACCTTCATTGTTTGTTATGGTGATACTCTCAATCCTATAAGAATTAGGAGTATTTTTACCTATCATTATGGGCATATGTCTACTCTCTTATCATACTCTTGAATTGTCTGAGTAATTCTGGTATAAATTCTAGTTTAATGTACTTGATGCTTCTTTTATCGTCATTAAACTTTTGTTCGTAGTCGAAGTTAGATACTGGTGTATTACCTGTACTTATGGTAGTTTTCGTACCCTCTGAATCCTCGTAGTGATGAGGTGAGTCTGAAAAATTTCTGACCGATATAATAGTGAAACTCTTCGAGCTGTTCGACCCTGTGACTACTTCGTTATTGATGAATGTTCCTTCGATATCGTTTAGAATAATCTGTTTATTGGTTGGGTCTATCTTAGTGACGAATCCGAAGGCCGAACTGGTAGAACCTACTACCTTTTCCCCTTGGAAAAATTTCGAGTCCGAACTGCCTACTATATCCGACTGCTGGTTGCTCACTAATGCTTTACCAGAATACTTTCTTTTTATGAATCTTTCTAGTACTCTCTGAGACTTGGGCCAATCAGTATAGGTTGCAAGATGAGGGTTAACCATCCAGAATAACCAATATAAAGTACTATCTGCATACAGTTTATCTGCAAGAACATCTGGTCTATCTTGGTCATCGACATAATAATATTCATACCCAGTGATACCTTCTTCTACATCCTCTGATACTCTAATATTACGAAATATATCCTTTGCTTCGATTAAATTACCATCATTCTTGAGGTCAAAATCAATCGTTGGATAATGTTTAAAATATTGTTCTGCCATGTTTTCTCCTATCCTGTTTCGTTACCTTGTGGATTTTTTCTTCTTATACCATATTTTTGTTGTGAATTACCTGTACCTCGTGCCATGGAAGATGTTGCTAGAGCAGCAGCACCAACAACGCCAGGAATAAAACTTGCTACTCTCATACCAGTACTATCTAATTTATCCCCTAGTTCTGTTCCACTTATTAAATATACTTCAACTTCACTACCTAAACCATGTTTAGCTATATACTCTTTAGCTGCTTCTTGTGAACCAAAGCTTTGGTCTTGTATTGCTTCATCAGTGACCTCTGCATTAACTTGTTTTTCAAATTGGTCAAGTTCTTGTTGTACATCTTGTTTAGCTCCCATTGCACTTGCAGCTACTCTCTGTACATATCTGAGTCTATCGATGTTGAGTATTTCTTGGAATACTAAGTTTAAATTAATACCATTAGGATAATGTTGTACAGCAGACTTAACTGGTAGTTTATCTTCTGGTCTGCAAACACCATCTTCTGATGCTGGTGTTCCCTCTTGTGATTGTGTAAATCCTTCGATAAATGACATATCTTTACCACCAGAATAGTCTACATCACATGATTTTAAGAAACAATTTTGTGGATGTTCTATATGACCTAAGATAGGGCCTTGGAAATCAATACTCCATTCTGCTGGCATTATTTGTATTCTTCTATTCTTACTTGATGACATAGGTAACATCATCATCTTAAATGCATGAACAATTTGAGTAATTTCTTCTGCATCTGTTTCATTATATGGATATAATGTGAATGAGTAACTATGGTCTCTGAATCCTACTCCTTGAAAGGTATTAAATTTAGGATTATCTACTACTAAACCAGATTCAAATGAAGAGAAAGCTATTGCAGCTTGTTTTGCTTTCTGGAATGTTTCACCAAATGCACCACCAGCTGCATCTAATAATGTACCAAATTCTCCTTGCATTAATGAATCTAATGCAATATCACTAAGTCCTACTTCTTTTGCCTCATATTCTACTGATATATTATCTCTTACTCCAGTTGGAAAATACATTGCAATAGTATATTCTTTAGACATACCTTTATGTGGTGATGGAGGGCCTGAAACACCCTCTCCTAATTTAGTTGAAATGACACCATAATCTGAATTATTAAATGCACCACTTGATGGTGTTGCACCTAAATCTGAAATGGGTCTTTTAATAGTTCTAAAAATAATCCAATTATCTACAAATCTAGTATCTGACTTAGGAAATTTGAGTATTTCATGTTGTTTTGGAGTAACTCTACCCATAGCAGCTGCCCTGTTTTCAATATCAGCTTCTGCTGATTTTCTATCTTCTGCACTTAGTAATGCTTCTTCTGATATACTTTGTGGGACATTTGATATATTAATACCAGTCTTCATTGCAATTAGGTCATCTAATGCACCAGATATTTTTGAATTAAAAGATACTCTTCGACTGCCTAAAGCTGAGTTGAGGTCTTCTTTGATTGAACCCAACAATTTTGCTTTTAATGATTTGAAAAAATTCATATAAATACTCTCTATAGATTTAGTTATGTATAAGGTATTTATATGAGTTACAAGGGAAGATTCAAACCAAAACAATATAAAAAGTATAAAGGTGACCCCACAAAAGTCATATATCGTTCTATGTGGGAATTGAGGTTTATGAAGTATTGTGATAAGAATGATTCTATTCTAGAATGGAGTAGTGAAGAGATTGTGATACCTTATCGTTCTATTGACAATAAAGTCCATCGATATTACCCAGACTTCTGGATTAAATACAAACAATATGATGGTAAGATGATTCAAGAGATAATAGAGGTCAAACCTAAGTCACAATGTAAACGACCTAGTAAGAAAGGTAAACACTATGGTAAGTATCTTCGTGAGGCAAGAACTTATGCAATCAATGAATGTAAATGGGATGCAGCTAGAGAGTATTGTCTGGATAGAGGATATAAATTTAGAATATTAACAGAAGACCACTTAGTACCGAAATGATTATATTAAAACTATTATTGGGATTGGGTACTAAGGAAGACTTTGACCCTACACCTATGAATATCTTTATTACTGGATTGATTCTTGGTGCAAGTTTTCTTGGAACTGTATCCTTATTGATATATGTAGTATTGTCTATTATATAATAAAAAACCCAGAGGGTTCTTATGTTTCATTCTGGGTTTTTAAAACCCACCTCTGGGGAAGGTTGCGAACCTTCAATATCTACCCAAGGTGGGGTCGTGTCTCTTTCGACATCTAGAGACTAACTCGCCGTTACTTTATTCTATGTCATTTTTCCTCATACCTCACTTATTAAAATATTATCCCCAAATTCTTTCTACTAAATCGAAGTCAAAATCTTGTATTAAACTGTAGTCACTTCTTTCACCACATGCAAGTTGAATTAACTCATCAACAGCTCTTTTTGCATCTTTCATATCATCACCCCACAATTTAGGGCCTTTGATTTGAGATTGTGCAAACATTGGATTGAACTCATTGTGTATATCGTAGTAAGTATAACCCCAACCAGCGTCTCTCTTTCTATGTAAGATAAACCCTTTGTAGATGAACTCTACAGTGCTATCAGTCTTAACAACCTTGTTAAAATTCTTTTCGATTTCTTGGTAGTTTTCGTGGTATCTCATTTTCTCCTTTGTTAACTCACTCTATACATATATTATACAAAAAAATGTACCTACTTGTCAATGTGGTATAAATACATATATGGCAGGTAAACTATTTGATAAATTAGAACGAGAAGCTTTTCGTGGTGGTATCCAAGCAAGGACTAAAGAGTCCATGAGATGGTTCAAACAACGAGTATCCACAATTAAAGGTGTAAGTAGACAAGAACTACTGAGGGATGCAACTCAACGAAAAAGACAAATCTTTGGTGATATGTACATGTATATGTACGACCCAAAACACAAAAAAACCTTACCTTATTATGATAGGTTTCCCTTGTGTATACCAGTAGAACCTGCTAAAGGTGGATTTTATGGATTGAATCTGCATTATTTACCTCACTCATTACGAGCTCAGTTTTTAGATGCATTATATGATACAACAAATAATGATAAATATGATGAGACAACAAGATTTAGATTGACATATGATTTACTTAAACAAATAAGAGGTAAACCATTTTATAAAGCATGTTACAAACATTATCTATCTTCACATGTAAGAAGTACATTTGCAAAGGTAGATAGTGCAGATTGGGAAATTGCAATATTTTTACCAACAGAGTCATTCAAGAAATCAAGTATGGATGCAGTTTGGAAAGAAAGTAGGAAAAAAATGGCATGAAATTAGAAAGATTTAAAGCACAAATAGATAATTTACAACGAAGTAATAGATACAATGTTGCAATGTTTGGTACTGGTGCAAAGAATGGTGGTCTTAGTATCAGAGGTATTAAATGTGAATCTGCAACATTGCCTGGCAAAGGTTTCTTTACAGTAGAAGAATCAGAATATGGCCCTAAGAGAGCAATACCACATAAACCACAATATGATGCATTTGATTGTTCATTCTTACTAGATAATAGTTTTGAAGATAGAGAATTAATTGAATTGTGGATGTCTACTATAAATGGAAATGCAGAAGGTAATTTCCATAGTAGATTTCATGATGATTACACTGGTATTATCATGGTTGAGGCATTAGACAAACAAGATAATGTTAACTATAGGTGTGTCATGACCGATGCATTTCCTGTACAACTAGGTGTAGTTAATCTTGGAAATGAAAATGGAGATATAACAAAATTTAATGCACAGTTTCGATATAGATACTGGCATGGAGAGTTTACTAATTCTAAACCATCTAACCTGTTTATGGGTTTCATGGATAAACATTTAAGTAAATTCTCAAATAAAATTAAAGGTAAAATTGAAGACAAAATCTTCGGATAATCAATAGGAGTATATTATGGCATTACCTAAATTAAATACTGTAGAGTATTTTTGTAAACTACCTGTATCTGGTATTGAAGCAAAGTACCGACCTTTCACTGTAGGTGAACAGAAGGTACTACTTCAAGCACTAGAGGATGGTGAAAATAAAACGATAGCACATACAGTTATCAACTTAGTTGAAAGTTGTAGTGGTTTAAGTGAATCTGGAGATTCAGTTAGACATCTATCAAACACAGATTTAGAATATTTGTTTATGCAAATTAGGATTAAATCTGTTGGTGAAGAAACTACTATTCAGTTGGGATGTAAAGACCAACCAGAATGTGATGGAATAACACCTGTAAAAGTAGACTTGAATTCTATTCAAGTAGAAGGTGAAGTTAAGGATAACAAAGTAATGTTAACTGACACTATAGGTATCACTTTGAAAGTTCCAAACTTCAATGAGGTGCAAGGTATTGTAGAGGATGTAGCAACAATCAGTACAAATGATTTATTTACTATTCTTGCAATGTCCATCGACTCTGTATTTACAGAAGATGAAGTTCAAAATAGAAGTGACTTTACTGAAAAAGAATTAGATGATTTTATGAACGAATTGTCAACTGAACAATTCAATAATGTGATGGAATGGTTTAATGAACTACCAAAACTGGTAAAGAATGTGGAGTTTGAATGTAGTAAATGTAGTACTCATAATGAGGTAAAACTAGAAGGAATTCAGAATTTTTTCGTCTAGCCCTTTCTCATGAAACACTTGCAAATTACATTCAGACAAACTTTGGTTTAATTCAACACCACAATTGGTCATTGACCGAACTGGATGATATGCATCCTTGGGAAAGGGAGATATATGTCTCTCTACTAGTGTCTCATCTTGAAGATGAAGAATTGAAGATGAAACAACAACAGAACAGATAACAGATAGAATAGGAGAGTATAATGTCTGAGAATAGAGAAAGATTCAGTGGTGACATGAGTCGTAATGAAGTTGAAATAGACTTAAGTAAGTTTATGGAAATGGTTACCGAAAACAATGACCTCAAACAACAAATATTTGAGTTAACACATGATGATAAGACTAATCCATGGCAAAAATGGATATTCGCTGCAAGAGCAGTAGATAGTTGGAGAATATGGCCTCGTGCATTCTTAAGTGTATACATATTCTTAATATACTATGTAGTAATGTGGTTCATAGGATTAGAAGCACCAACAATGGAACAATCTGGTCTTATCAGTATTCTAGTTGGAGCAGGAGCTGCTTGGTTTGGACTATATGTCAACTCAGCTGCAAAAGAACACTCCACTAACAACGACAAATAGATAAATAGTATTATGGCAGACGAAGATAAAGGATTAAGTGCAAAAGAGCAAAACTCTATAGCACAAAAAGTCATTACTGAACTTAGAAAGTCTCGTGCAGAGTCTACTAAGGGTTCAGAAAAGGCAAGAGAAGCGTTCGAAAAGAACATCGATAATCAAGAAGGTTTATCTGATGCTGTCAAAACTATGGCAAAAAATCAAGGTATGTTAGAACAGAACTTTGGTTTTAGTAAACAAACAGCTAAACAAATTGCAATGACAACCGATGCACTTGCAGCTACTAATGCAAAAATAGAAGCAATGGAGTCTACTGCAAAAGAAACTAATCAAGACCTCACTCGTAATACCGAATATGAAAGATTAATTATTGAAAAGAAACAACTCGAAGAACAACAAAAGTTTGGTAGAAACCTAACTGGTTTCGAAAGAGCTACAGTAAAAATCTTTGGTGGTAAATTTGATGACTTGAAAAAATCTGTTGAAGAAGGTGGTAAATTAACTCAAGGTGAAATATTCAAATCAGTAGGTCAAGATTTATCTGGTGACCTTGATAAAGTATTGACATTCCTTGGGCCTGTTGGTGGTTTCTTGCAACAAATACCATTATTAGGAACACTCTTAAACTTCATTGGTAGGCAAGCATCTGCAATAGCAATTAGAATTGCAATGTCTATAAAAAGAAATATCTTTGATAGAAAAAAACAAGATAAGATTGACAAAACGAACTTGCAACTTGCAATAAGAAATGATAAGAGACAAGAAAAAATTGCTAGAAACCAAGTCAAACAGACTATGGTTCAAAGTGGTACAACAGCTGCGTCTGCACCAGACGATGCTCCAGAAGGTGAAGATTCTCAAGGTGGTGGTTCATTCAGAGCTGCATCAATTTTCTTAGGAGTTGCAGCTGCAACTGGTGTGGCTGCTGGTGCTGGATTATCTGCAGCTGCTGTTGGTATGAGTGCATTTGCAACTGCAGCGTTTAAATTTTCTGGTGCATTAGCAGTTGGTGGTCTTGCACTAGGTGTTGGTCTTACTGGTATTTTTGGTTCATTTGCATTAGGTCAAAAGATGGGTGCATTCGAAGGAATGAAAGAGTTTGGTAAAGTTAACATGCTCAAAGTTCTTGGTAGTATGTTAGGTCTTGCAACTCTAATGGGAGTTCTTGGTGCAATTGTGACTACTGGTGTTGGTGCATTGATTATGGGTGTTGGTGCAATAGCTGTTATGGCATTGATTGGTACTTTAGTTGTAATTGGTAAAGGACTAGGTGAATTTGCAACTTCTATTCTACCATTTGAAACCATGAATGTCCCTAGAATCAAACAAAACATTCAACAACTTGCAAGTATAAGTGGAGATATAGATGAATTAATGGATAT